AAAGTAATTCCTATCATTCCATAATCTTCTTCCCCCTTGCCGTCTCTCGTCACCATTTGCACCTTGACAGGGATAGGATCATAAATACCAAAAGACGAAGAAGTGGTTGGAGAATACGCTTGACTAAAACCTTCACGGCCTCCTTTGACGCCAGAAGTTACAATTTTGCAGACTTCTTCGCTGTCATTTCGCTTTAAATCTTCTGGGTAAAATTTTAAGTCACCAAAATTAGGCGCTATGTCGTCAAATAATGGTGCCCCTCCCTGTCTTTTACCTTTATAAAAAAGAAACGTTGTTGATGGATCCAATTGATCCATTGACATTGAGCCAAAAGCAGTTCTTTTGTAGCTGATGTTCAGAATCTCTGCCGCTCCAAGGACAAACAACAACTGCATGAACTGCGCTGAACCAAAGTTATCGACTACTGACCAAACCAGAGACCCGCTAACGCGAACACCTCCTTCTGGATTGTCGTTCCTGCTGGTGTAAACAAGATTTACCGTGTCGCCGTAAGACGCAAGTTCTGGTGCGCTATTGAAACCAGAAGAAGGCGAAAAACGTTGCTGCCTTGTTCTTCTTTGGTTGTCAGCGGAAATTTCTGGTAGCTTCGGCTTTGGCGTTAATAGTGCCGCTCCAACCTGAAACAGAACTCCAACAACCGTTAGTACAATCGAAACCGTTGTAACCTCGTTTCTAACGTCAAGCGCAGTGCCAGCCTTTGGATCCTTATATTCCTGCTGCAGCGCAACAAACTCCAGATACTCTTCCTTGCTTACCCCCAGCGCCTCAATCAGCTGGTACTCGTAAGGCAGCAGTCTCCGATTCATCAGTTCAACCAGAAATAATGTGCATTGACGCGCTCTACTGGAACGCAAACAACCTGGCCGCCAGGAGCTAAACAGATCAATCCCTGATCAGTCACCGTTCCAAGTGCAGCGTTGTCTGGTTCAGCAAGCAAAGCAGCAGCACCAACTTTTGGTATCTTAAGCCGCTTCCCGCTCTGAAGTAACCACCGAGCCATCTGACTTGGTTTAAGCGTTTCGGCTGAGTACAGCCAGTAAACCCAACAAAACTGCTCTTTATAATCTGATAGCCCAAGCCGTGAACGGATCTCACAAAGCAGCTGAAAACAATCAGTCTTGTTGCGTCCGTCCGCTGGGTGTGCGCCCCAACAATATTCCAATCCAATTAAGTCATTCATCGCAATGACAACGTTGATTCAAGGGGCAAAATACCTACGTTTCTTTCTGTCAATGTACTAGCT